AGGTGCAGTTGGCACAGTTACTGTCGTTCCATCAATAGAAGTTGTTACCACAAGTGAAGCAGGAACTGGTGCAGTAGGCGATGTACTAGCTGCTGCTGGTGCTAAAGTAGTTGAAGATGCAGTTACAGGAACTGTCAACTTAGGTGATGAGGCAGTTAGTGGTGGAGCAAATGTTTCTGCAACTGGTGTCAGTGCAACTGGTGCTGTTTCTAGTGCAACTGTAATTGGGTCAGCTTCTTTTGCTGTATCTGGGTTGGCAGGCACAAGTGCTGTAGGAACTGCAATAGGTGTTATACCTATTACTGTAATAGTTACTGGTGTATCAAGTACAGGAGCAGTTAATAATCCAACTGTTTTATCAACAATTATTGTTGTGCTAACCAGTGTAACGGGAAATACAGCAGTAGGAAATTTAAATTTATACGGACTTATTGCCAATGAGGTTTCTGTGAGTTATACTGAAGTTACTGGTGTTACAACAAATTATAGCGCAACAAGCCCGTCACAGAACGCAAATTACGAGGCGGCATAACAAAGGGAAAGTAATATGGCTAGTACATATGTAAATAATTTAAGACTTGAGGAAATGGGGACTGGAGAACAGTCGGGTAACTGGGGTACAAAAACAAATACCAATTTAGAACTTATAGGTGAAGCATTAGGTTTTGGCACTGAAGCTATAACAGAAAATGCAAATACACACGCTACCACAGTAGCAGACGCTTCTTCTGATGCTGGGAGAGCTATGTATATTAAATATACGGGTGCGTTAGATTCAGATTGTACCATTACTATTGGTCCTAATACCATGAAAAGAGTTCATATTATTGAAAATGCAACGACTGACAGTGGCAGTTCTGGACCTTATAATATTATTATAAGTCAAGGATCTGGTTCAAATGTAACAATAGCTAATGGAACTACGAAAGTTGTATATTTAGATGGTGCAGGCTCTGGTGCAGCCGTTGTAGATGCTTTTGCACATTTAGCTGCCGTAGATTTAACAGTAGATGATGACTTAACAGTAGGAGATGATTTACTTTTAAATTCAGATAGTGCAGTTATTAGTTTAGGTGCAGATGCAGATGCCACACTTACTCATGATGGAACGACAGGACTTACAATCGCAGCAAATCCATTTGAAGTTGATTCAGGAGGCAATATAACTCTTGATTCTCATACTGGAATTTTTATTTTTCAGGATGCAAATAGTGAGATTCTTAGAATTACAGAAAGCAATTCTGGTGATGTAACAATTAAATTAGAAACCAATGCCAAAGACCTTATTTTTACAGATAATGGTGATGCGACTAATATGAAGATATTAGATGCAGCGGCAGGAATAAATGTTCCAGGTGAGGTTCAAACTACCAAAATTGCATATACAGATGGGGATGATGCCATAACCATAGCTGATGGTGGTGGTTGCACATTTTCTGCAGCAGCAAGTTTTAATGACCAAAATATTACAAATGTTGGAAGCATATCATTAGATAGTATAGCATCAGATGCTGGAGTAGGAACTGCGATAACTTTTGGTGCAAGCACAGTTCCAAACACAGTAACAGAAGCAGCAAGTGGAAATTATACTCCTGATATGTCTCAATATACAAATTTTATATTAACAGTTAGTAATAGTAATAATTGCACTTTACAAGATCCAACAGATGAAGTCGCAGGACAAATGGGTGTTTTTGTATTTGTTCAAGATACCACTGGTGGAGGAACATTATCACACGCAGATGACAGATACCATGTTGCTGGAGGCGGTTCTTTAACTTTATCTACTGGTGCTAATGATGTGGATGTCGTGCCTTATTTTGTGAAAGCCGATGGCACAATATTGTTAGGAGCAATTCAGAAAGACTTTGTGGAGGCATAATGAGTAATAGCTCAGCATTATGGTTTGCAAATCCTGGTGCTAATTTTTACAATAGTGTAGCTACCCAGTCATTGAGGTTTGATCAAGGCAGTAGTTCGCATTTAACATTCACACCAAGTTCTGCTGGTAATCAAAAAAAATGCACCATTTCTGCTTGGGTTAAAAGAAGTAAAATTGGGGATAGTGGTGCAACAGAAGATGTTGTTTTTCATGCTGGAACTGCAAGTGGACATAGAGGGCATTTAAGATTTTACGAAGACCATATTAACTGGAATTATTATAATGGTTCTTCTTGGATTCTTTATTTGATTACCACTGGTCTTTATAGAGACACTACAAATTGGTATCATTTATGTGCAAATGTGGACACAGTAGCAGGAACTGCTAAATTATGGGTAAATGGTGTTGAACCTACGTTATCAAATAATACTATTCCATCTAGTAGCCAAGATTTATCTTTTGCTGATGATATAGAACATCAAATAGGTGAAAGAGGATATGGTACAACTGGATATTTTGATGGTTATATTGCAGATGTACATTTTATAGACGGAGATGATTTAGAGTATAGTGAATTTGCAGAATTTAAAAATGGAGTTTTAATTCCTAAAAAATATACTGGTTCTTACGGAACTAATGGTTTTCATCTTGAATTTAAGGAAACTGGAACTGGAACAGCATCTACATCAACAATAGGAGCAGACACAAGTGGTAACACAAATCATTGGACTTCAAACAATCTTGCATCAGCAGATTCTAATTTTCCTGACTGTCCAGAAAATAACTTCTGTACATTAAAAGGAGATATAGACCATCAAACCGCAGGCACAGCATCAGACGGTAATCTAAAATTAACAAATGCAGGTAGTAATGCTTGGTCGGTAGCTACTTGCACTTTCGCAGTAAGTAGCGGCAAATGGTGGTATGAAGCTTGTGCTTCTGGAAGCATAGGCATTGGATATAATATAGGGTATCAAAATGTAGAAACTTATACTGATGCTGCAACTGATGGAAAAGCTGAAGGGTCATTTTTTTATTACCCTAACACATCTGGAACTGCTTATTATTATGTTGGAACTGCTGATAGTGGTACAGTAGATAATGACATTGATTATGATGTCGGAGATGATTTTGTTGTAGGAGATGTTGTAGGGATTGCATTGGATTTAGATTCAAGTCCTCCAACAGTTCGGCATTATGTAAATGGTGTAGCACAAGATGCGGCAAAAGAAATACCATCTGGAAATACTTTAACTCCTTATCTTGGATTATATTCTGCAAGTGCTGTTACTACTTTTAACTTTGGTCAAGACCCAACATTTGGGGGAATTTCTGTTGATGGGAGTTCTGCTGATGCAACAGATGGCAATGGCAAAGGTAAGTTTTACGACACACCGCCGTCTGGGTTTCTTGCACTATGTTCAGCCAATCTACCAGCGCCAACCATAGGTCCTAATGCTGATACACAAGCAGATGATTATTTTACGACACATACTTACACAGCTAATAATCAAACTGCACAAACTAGAACTGGTGTAGGTATGCAAGCCGATTGGTTGTGGTTTAAACAAAGAAGCAGAGCAGATTCTCATGCACTATATAATACTGTAAGGGGGATTGATAAAAGTATGAGAATTACTACTGACACTGAATTTGATGATTCCAATTCAGAAACAGGAGTTACTGCTATTGGTACAGATGGATTTACTTTAGGAACAGATGCTCAAGCATGGGTAAATTATCAATCCGATACTATGGTTGCTTGGCTTTGGAAAGCTGGAGGAAACCATGCAGATGTAAGTGGAAATTTTATTAAAGATGGAGTAGCTTTTACACCAACACAAGGAACAATAGATGCAAGTTATATTAGTGTTAATACAACTTCTTGTTTTAGTATTGTGCAATTCACTTCTGATATTTCATCAGATGTAGGGGAAACTGGAACACCACCAACGATTGCTCATGGGATAGGAGTAAAACCAACTTTAGTAATTGTTAAAGATACAGATGGAGGTTCTTACCCTCATTGGAATGTATGGCATAAAGGTTATCAGCCAGATGCAACATATTTAAATTATCAATTATTTTTACAATCTGATGCTGCTTCTAATAATGCTGGATGGCATAGAACAGACACTGGATTTACAACAAATTTATTTACTCCACCACGATACCAATACAATGAAACTGGAAAAACATATATTTGTTATGTGTTTGCAGAAGTTGAAGGATATTCAAAGTTTGGAACCTATAAAGGAAACGGCTCAACAGATGGCACATTTATTTATACTGGATTCACTCCGAAATGGATAATGGCAAAAAGAGTAGATTCAGCAGATAACTGGGCAATATATGATAGTGACAGAGATACATATAATGTGCGAGATAGTTATTTATATGCAGATTCATCACAAGCAGAAGCAACTTATTCAACAGCAATAGTTGATTTTTTAAGTAATGGTTTTAAGTGGAGAGGTGCAGTTAACTTTGGCAATAACAGTAGTGGTACATACGTCTATATGGCTTTTGCCAGTTTGCCTTTTAAACAAAGCAACGCAATCTAGGAGAGAAAAATGGTTTGGAAAAAAAGTGATGGAACAATAGTCCAAATTGGTAAAAGTTGGGTAGACGATAATAAAATTAGACATCCAACAAATTGGAATATATGGACTGATGCTCAAAAGAAAGCAGTTGGTTTAACATGGGAAGATCCACCTGCATCTGAAGCACCTTATGACAATAGATTTTATTGGGGTAGAAAAACTGATGGTAGTTTAATTGAAAGAAAATTAGCTGACGAAGATGCTACTGATGACAAAGGCAATAAACTTAAAGATGCTGATGGCAATCAAGTTATTAATGAAGGGCTTAAAACAATCTGGGTTAGTAGAACAAAAGAACGTGCTAAAGATTTATTAAGTAAATCTGATTGGGAAGTTACTAGAAAAGCAGAAAAAGGAACTGCTATTGCTAGTGCTACAAGTACATACAGAGACAAAGTTAGAACTGCTTGTAACACAATAGAAACAAAGATTAATGATTGTGCAAACCTTGTTGCATTTAAAGCATTGTTTGATGTGCCAAAAGATAGTGATGGTAACCCAACTGGTAATGCACCTATACATGATTGGCCTGATGAGGTTTAATTGTGCCAATAACCTCTTTAAAGTTCAGACCAGGGATAAATAAAGAAACAACATCTTACACAAACAAAGGTGGATGGAATGATTGTGATTTGATTCGTTTTCGTTTTGGATCTCCAGAAAAACTTGGTGGTTGGGAAAAATATAGCATAGCTACTTTTATCGGCACATCAAGATCATTGCACGCATGGGCAAATTTAGAAGGCAACAAATATTTAGGTCTTGGAACAGAAAAAAAATTTTATATTGAAGAATCTCAAGGATATAACGATATTACGCCATTAAGAAGAAAAGTGGTTAATGGATTGGTTGTATTTGATGTAAGTGGTCTTGCAATAACAGCAACACCATCTGGAAGCGCAGGAACTGGTCAAGTTGGAACAGTAACTTTGGTTCCTGGACCTGTAGTAGAAGTTTTAGCAAGAAATCCAGACTCTGGGGTTCTTTCAATAGGCACTGGTCAAATTGGAACAGTAACTGTTGAAACTGTACAAAGACCTGTCAGTTCTAATCTCTTTGCAACTGGTCAAGTTGGAACTGTTACAGTTGAAGATACAAAAAATGAAACCATAGCAGTAGGATAAAATGGCAATAACATTTATATCATCTACATCAAGCACAAGTGTAACTGTAAATGACACATTGCATGGCGCTATTGCTGGAGATTTTGTAACATTTAGTAACTCTAGTACTGGTAATTCTAGCTTAAATACTCAATTAAATGATGAGTTTAGCATAACATCTGTTACTGATGATAACAGTTATGTCATAACATTAAGTGCAAATGCCGCAGCAACTTTATCAAGTGCGGGTAGTGCAGATGCCGAATATCAACTAAATATAGGTATCAACACTGTTGTGCCTGGTTCTGGATGGGGTGCTGGAACTTGGGGCGCAGATGGATGGGGTTCAGCTTCTTCAGATGTTGTTGGTGGTGGTACATTGCGTTTATGGTCACAAGATAATTTTGGTGAAGACCTTATTTTTAACGAAAGAGATGGTTTTATTTTTTACTGGGATAAATCTAATGGTGTTACATCACGAGCAAAAAACTTAATAGAATTGTCTGATGCTGCACCAACAAAATCTCGTAAAGTTGTAGTTTCTGAAAGAGATCGTCATGTTATTTGTTTTGGTGCAAATCCTATAGGTGAAACTGCACAAGATAGATTGTTGATTAGATTTAGTTCACAGGAAAATCCTTTCTTTTGGACACCTTCTGCCACAAATACTGCTGGTAGTTTAAGAATAGGATCTGGTTCTGAAATAGTGACTGTTGTAAAAACAAGAAGAGAAATGATTGTTTTAACCGATACATCTGTTCATAGTATGCAATTCATTGGTCCACCATTTACTTTTGGCATTAATCAACTTGCTAGTAACATAACTGTTCGTGGATTCAATACTGCTGTAGCTGTGGGTGACTCAGTATTTTGGATGGGGTATGATAGATTTTATATTTATGATGGTCGTGTGCAAGTTATTCCTTGTTCTCTTAGAGATCATGTGTTTCAAGATTTTAACGAAACACAGTCCGATAAAGTGTATGCAGGTGTCAACTCAGCTTTTGGAGAAGTGTTTTGGTTTTATCCATCACAGACAAATGCAGTGTCAAATGGTGGAAATGGAGAGAATGATAAGTATGTTGTGTACAACTACGATCAAAAGATTTGGTATGCTGGTAGTCTTTCCAGAAGCTCTTGGATAGACAGAGGCGTATATCAATATCCAATGGCTACTGATTCTAACCTTGTTTACAACCATGAAAAAGGCAATGATAATGATGGTACTGCATTTACATCATTTATTGAGTCAAGTCCAATAGATGTGCAAGACGGAGATCAATTTGTATTTTTAAGACGTATGATACCCGATATAAACTTTGAAAATAGTGATACTAATATTAGTAATAGCAACAAACAAGCGGTGTTGTCTTTAAAAGCACAAAGGAGTCCGAATGGTGGGTTTGTTAAAACTTCTACAAATACAGTTACACCAACAACTGAATTAAATCATTTAAGGTTGCGAGGTCGATCATTTGGTCTTAGAGTAGAAAGCACAACTCAAGGTGTAAACTGGAGACTTGGCACACCAAGAGTAGATTTAAGAGCGGATGGAGATAGATGAGTAGACAACTTGTACCACCAACCTTTTCATTGCCACCAGATGAGTATGACGCTCAGTATTTCAATGATATGGTAAGAAGTTTAAGTCAGTTGGTAACACAATTACAAAATCCTGGTGAGCTTCGAGGTACGAAGATTACTTTGACGGACTTGCCAACAAGTGATACAGATTTAGAAGTGGGTGCTTTGTTCAATGATAATGGTACAATTAAAGTAAAGACATAGACGAGTTATGAAAAATAAGGTAATATAAAGTTATGAGTTTTTTAGAAGATGTTTTACCTATTATTGTCGGTAGTGCTCTAGGACCTGGTATAGGCACTGCTGTAGCAGGCACAGGAGCTAGTCCATTTTTAAGCAGAGCGCTAACTGGAGCTGCTGTTTCTAAACTTACTGGCGGAAAAAGCAAAGATGCTGTACGAAATGCTTTACTTGCTGGCATAGGTGGTCTGGCATTTGATAATTTAGGAGCAGAACAAACTGGACAACAAACCGCACAACTTAAACCTGGAGAATTTAGCAAAGCAGAGATAGAAAGAAATCAATTAGTTCCTACTGGATCACAAGTAACTGGCGGGTCAAAACCACCAATTGAGCAAACAAAAGATGCTATACAAGGTATAAAAAACAGAACATTTACAGGAGAACTGTTGAAATCCGCTGGAATTGGAGATGATAATTTATTATCAAGACTTCTCAACACAAGAATGGGTGAGGGTCTTACAGCTGGTTTAATAGCGCAATTATTAGCTGGAGATGATGACGAAGAGCAAGAAAGAGAGTTTAAACAAAGGCCGTTTGGCTTTGGTGGTCCAGGGGGTCAACTAGGTGGCATAACATACGCCGCAGATGGTGGTTCTATGTCTTTTCCTAGAAGAACTGGTGGAATTGACCCATCTGAGGGCTCTGGAACAAGAGATGATGTTCCTGCTATGTTGACAGCAGGTGAATTTGTTTTAACAAAAGATGCTGTAAAGGGTCTTGGAGGTGGCAATCAAAGAAGAGGCATACAAAGAGCTTATGATATGATGGATAATTTAGAAGCGAGGGTGTAATGGCAACACAAACTTATGAAAATATTCAAAGATTACCTCCGTTTTTAGAGGGTTTACAAAAAAGGTTATTACAATCAGCATTTGGCACTTTTGATGGCGAGGCACAAACTACGCCAGGATTATTAGATAGCCCTCTTGGTCTGCCAGGTATACAAATGGCTGGCATGGACCCACTTACAGCTAGAGCAGCAGAATTAGGCGAACAAATGGTTGGTCAATATCAACCTTTTCTTCAAGGTGCGGCTAATCAATCTCTTGCAGCACAACAAGCTTTGGCAAGTGGATTAGGTTTCTTACAACCCGAATCAATAAAAAAATTTCAAGACCCATTTCAAGAGCAAGTTATTGATGTTGCAATGCGTCAACTTAATAGACAAGCTGATATGCGTAGAGCTGGAGCAGATGCACAAGCAATTAAAGCTGGAGCATTTGGTGGTTCAAGAGAAGGTGTGCAAAGAGCAGAAACAGAAAGAGGATTGCAACAAGTTAAAGGCGACACTCTATCAAAGCTTTTATCACAAGGGTTTGGACAAGCTTTAAAAGCTTCACAAGAGGCTGGAAGATTATCTGGTGGTCTTGGACAAGCTTTTGGCACGTTAGCTGGTACAACAAGCGATATTGGGCGTTTACAACAGGCTTTAGGTCAAGCAGACATATCTCAATTATCACAACTAGGTGCGTTGAGACAAAGTCAACAACAAGCACAATTAGATGCAAGACGAGCTAATTTATTGCAACAGGCACAAGAGCCATTTACCAGATTGCAATTAGGTCAAAACTTACTACAAGGTATGCCTAGTGCGAGTATTCCTTCAACATTTACACAAGCCACACAACCCGCTGCAAATCCATTTTTGCAAGGCATAGGTGCATATACTACATTATCACAGATAGCACCATTTAGTGGTGGTCCTACAGGAAAATAATATGGCACCTAAAAATCAAGGCATAATGACAGTAGATCCTTTTTTAGTAGAAAGGCTT